AGAAATTATAAAAATAGATAGTGCCGACTTACAATACCCAATATTAATATTTGTTGATAATGATGGGGAATTCATATCAATTATAGATGGACACCACAGAGCACAAAAGGCGGTGAGAAAAGGTTTAAAAACAATTAAGGCAAAGGTAATACCAATTAACGATTTACCCAAAGATATAAGAAAAGTATTTAGTCACATGAATCAATTAAAAAAGAAGAAAAAATAATGTACAATTAAATAAAATCGTGTACAATTAAATAAAAAAAGAAAAACAATGATTCTTACTTTTAATCAATATTGCATTCTTGAGAGCAAAAAACAAAAGGCTCATCCTAAAAAATATAAAGCTCCTGAGGGGAGTGTTCGTGATAAGAAACTAGATAAAGCAAAGGAACTGCTTAAATCTGGGAATAGTGAAGAGGCATATCAGCTTAGAGATAACATGGAAAAAGCTGAAAGGAAAAAGAAAGACTTTAAGAATACTCCGCGTAAGGATTCTAAGATCAATGAAGCTAAATCCAGTAACTTAAGTAAAGAGACGTTGGCTAAGATTAGAAAGGTCGCAACTAAGAAGGGCTATTCATTTGCCGATTTAAAGCGTGAATATATTAAAGGGTTAGGTGCATATTATTCTTCGGGTTCTAGACCTGGAATGACATCACACCAATGGGCAATGGCTCGAGTAAATGCCGCAAGTCCAAGTAAGAGCTGGGCAAATGTAAAAAAAGTAGGCAAATAATGTTATTAAATGCAAGACAAAATGGATTTATCTTCTCCTTTCCGCCAGATTATTTTAATGATCGAGTAAAGGAGAAATATAAAAAGTATTATCAGAGTTTGATACTACCATATGATAGTATTAATGACTTTATGTCATCTACTATTCAAAGTGTCGATTTTCCAGGATGGGACATGGAGGTAGCAACTCAGACTAGATTATTTGGTAAGAAACAGGATTTTAAGAATGCTGTTCAGATACCTGACTTATTTACTCGAACCTTTTCGATTACATTTAAGCTGACTGATGCTTACTTAAATTACTTTATTTTTCTTGAAAACAGTAAAGACTATTTGAATTTTAGTAATAAGACGCCGACTTTTCCACCGATGCGACTTTCATTACTTGATAACCAAGGGTATCTGGTAGCATCACTTATTTTTCAACGCCCAATACTAGTTGGCCAGGACGGATTTAAGTTGTCATACAGTTCAGGTACTCCTGAATTTAAGATATTTACTGCAAAGTTTAAATACTTTGATTTTGATATTGAACTAGATTTTGATTAAGAGTCAGTCCTTGCATGCTAATCAAAGGAGTTAGTTCTAATATTAAACAGGTAGAGAGTTAAAATACTTTACTTTCTGCTATTATTCCTGAACTATTTTATAGGTTAAATAAATAATTATATCACTATCCCCCGCTGTTGGATTAACACCACCTGATGTTAAATAAACTCCTTTATTTGAAATCAATTGAGTATCTGCTGCTGCACTTATACCTTGCTGAGCCGATACACTTATTCTGCTTACTGTAGCATTTAAAGCATTAAAAAAAGTGTGTTGGTCGCTTGTTGCAGTATCAGTATAAACACTTGGTGATATACTTACGGCATATGCAGTTGTGTTGAAATCAACCTTACATGATGCACTCAATACCTGAATGTAATATCCTGCACCAGGTGAAGCAATCAATAAGTATGGTGTAGTACCCAAATTCAAAACATTCGCACTGGCTATCGAGACAGTCGCTTTGACTATTCCATCTAAACCGCCGGTAAGATCGTAGATATTACAATTTTCATCAGTATAATATAGGGTTTGAGTAGTTGCAACAGTTGCTGTTTCGTAACCTAGAGGACCTACCCAAATTATTCCAGTATTTATTGCTGGACATGCCGGAACTGGCGGACTTCCTGCTAATTCATATAGTGTTAAAAATGATGTTGCGTTTGGTTCAGTTAAACTTACCCATCCACGACTTTGAAGATATCCAATAAAGTCTTCTCCGAATTCTGGACGTTGATTTTGAATCCCAGTGTAAATTATTTCACCCGGAACACCAATCTCTGGCCAATCGTTGAAATCAGTAAATCTTTGACGTTTAGTTTCGGCTACTTTAACTAATAATTGCTGTCCTTCTGCACGACCTAAGGAGTCAATTGTAAATGTTGGGATTCCATCTAGGGTCAAGCTCAGCTTATCAGTAATATTAACAAAATCAAACATTCCACTATATACTTGAAAAGTGTTTAACGTCTCATCATATTTAATATTGGTTAAAAATTCTAAATTTGCACTAGAAAGACTTGTAAAGTTCAAATTTGTGATATCGATAATTGATGTCAGACTTGAATTTGTTAATTTACGTACAGCCTTTAAATTGTTATAAACAGGCATCCTAAATAAGTTATTTTTATTATTTATTAAAAAATTGGGCAGTTAGAATATATGTAGCCAATTACTTTTTTATAATTTTTGTTGATTTATCAATCGTTGAATTTATTGTGAATTTACCACGATTTACTAGACACTCCTTAAGTTCAGCATTAATCATCTTTGTCTCTGAGTTATCTAGGTAACTCATACTAATCTCATTTTCTCCACCCAAATAATCACAATTAATTATTTTAGAACCTTTGATTATATTATTTGAGAAAATTGTACACTCTTGTAACTTTGAGTATTTGATTGTACACCCTTCAAATAGACATAGGTGTGCATCGGCTTCGATCTGGCACTGATAAAACTCAATACCTTCAATTAAAATACTTTTCTTTAAAACCGCATCTTTTACTTGAACTGCTTTTCTTCGACTATCGTAGTTTATTGTAGCATCAGTGATTCCGCCGCCAACAATTAGCTTAAATACTTTTTCACGCAGAATCGTGTAATTTGCTTCAACTATTCGAGGGTCGTCCTTTAGGTCAATATATACCGAGATATTTGGGTATAACATTTTAAAATTAAAATAATTACGAGTCCCATCAATTGATGTTTTAAACTCGTTAACGATAGTATTAATCTTTCTCTTCTCTTCTGCAGTGTATGAATAATTTGAAGATAGGGTTGTAAATAGGTGTTCTATTACAAGATTAATTGCAGAAACTGCTTCTTTCTTCTTCTTAGTATAATCTTTACCACCAATATAATTAATCACTAGGTTACCTTCTCCTAATTCAGAAAAGTCATTTGCAAAGAAATCTGATTCTGGAAATTTGAATTCAGTTGGGTCCATGCGTTCAATAAAACGGTCAGTAACAACAGTATTGTAAATATCCCTAGGTTGAATAAAATTTAAGTGATTTTGATATAGTTTACGATTTTCATTCTGCTGTACTGGCCAAAGGTTAAATAATTCTTCCTCGTTGATTCCAAGCAGATATTTAAACTTGTTTAATTTGTCAAGTTTGATTGGTAACTTTAATGTTGACTCATCAATACGAATTCTAGTCTTTACTGAACATCGGTCTGTTGTGTACCCAATACTTTCAATAACATTCATTGTTTTTAAAAACATGTGAACTGCTTCCTGATATGGTAAAAAACCAGTAGATAGTGTAATCTCTTTGTACCCATTTGAATATCGTGGAGCCACAGTAAACGATTCATATGTCGGCTCGTTACCTTTTTCAATATCCATAAACCATTTTACGTGCTTACCTAGCGCTCTAGCAAACTTTGCAGCTGCCTCTCTTTTATTTAGTGGGGTAAAGAATTCAAATACGAAGGATAAACTTGAATTGTCATAAATTTCTTTATTTGAAATTGATTTAAACATGAACTATACCTTTATTCTATTTATACAAAAAAGGGAACCAATTGGTTCCCTTTTAATTTCCGTCAAGTAAGAGTAATTACTTTACTTTCACAACTTTCGCTGTGTCAACTGTCTTTGCAGTGTCTACTGCTGGGCAGCAAGCACTTGAGTCAACCGCAACTTTAGTAGAATCAACGGTCGCTGTTGTTGCAGGCTCACTGTTGCTTCCACATGAAGCCAAGATAGACATTGCAATGCATAACACGATCATCTTTTTCATAGTAATATTTGTATTTTTTATTATTTATACATTAAAATGACAATATAGTTTTAAATTTATTTTTTGGAGTCAATTAATATTAACCTAATAAAAATCGCCAATAGAGTTAAATCTATTGGCGAAAACGTGGTGGAGTCGGGGGCATACGATAGCCCCGTCCAAATAACAAATCAGTGAAATTCATTCACAGGCTTAGTCTATTTTTATAAATTGACAAAATATGAAGTTCTAATCGCCAATATTACTTCCAACCGGGCTCCTATTTCTTATTTCAAGAGTCCATTAAGCGGAGACTCACATGCGAATACATTTGTTTTATATAGGTAAGTATAAGACCTATCTGGTATTAAGCAGCTACTGCTAAATCAGCACTAACGAAAGACATTGCGTCTTCAAAAGTGAAAGTTGACTTTTCGTCATTTAATTGTTACATAGGTGATTATCGTGTTTCCAATGCTAACACGGCCTGCACTTCAAAGAACTAAATTACCTGTCAAAACCGAACGACCCCATATTTGATAGATCTATATTATCTATCTTGAGTATTATATAGAAAAGCTTAAAAAAGTTTTTACTGATATAAATAATCTAAAGAAATTATACTAAATGGCTAGTGCAACTGAAAATTTTAAAGTCTTTACACGACTTAGCATTTATGTTGAGGATATACTCGGACAGTCAATAAATTACTTAACAAGTAAATTTGATCAAAACCGGGTAGTTTTTACGGCAGCCTCACCGTTTGGGCAATTACTTCTAGTTGTAGAGAATTTAACACAGCTTGTTTTCTACTATATTGAAGATGCAATTACTGAACTCAATATAAACGAGGCAACTCGGTTAACCTCAGTATATTCATTAGCCAGCCTTACTGGACACAATGCAAGCCGTGCAGTCTCAGCAATCGGTGAGATAAAACTTTCTACTAATGCAGACGCAGTTGATGCACCATATGATTTTGTAATTGTTCCAAACTTAACTCGATTACGCTGTCTAAATAATGGACTAACATATATCCTAGATCTTCCACAAGATGAGGTTAAATTTTCATTTAGCGGCAAGGACAACGGTACCAAATTACAAATCAGGCAAGGAGTTGTTGAAACTCAAACAGTTACTGCAAAAGGAGTAGCAATCGATAGTTTCTCAATCGGTAGTCCGCAAAACTTCTACGTAGATAATTTCTATGTAAATGTTTACGTAAATGGTGAAAAATGGACTAAATATGATTCTATGTTAGATATGCCTAGGGGAGATAAGTCATACATGGTTAAAACTGGAATAACTAGCGGAATAGATCTTTATTTTGGAAATGGTAACTATGGAAAGATTCCAAGCAGCGGTTCAGATATATCAGTAGAATATCTTGTTACTGAGGGAGCAAACGGAAATATTAGAACAAATGACCCAGGTAAAGTTCAATTTGAATTCATTGATACTGGGTTTAGTATCTTAGGTGACGAAATCAACTTAAATGATTATATTGATGCTATAACAACACATCCGCCATTCTTTGGTTCAAATCCTGAAGATTCTAATTTGACTCGACTTATTGCTCCAAGAATGTCAAAAAGCTTTGCTCTAGTTAATGCTGATCACTATGAAGTCTTACTTCGAAAACTTAAACTATTCTCAGTGATTAATGTGTTCCTAGATGAAATTGATAATCGAGTGCTCAACCTTTTCTTGATTCCAGATATTAGAAAGACTTTTAGTACTGGTCAAGATTACTTTAATTCTGATCTTGCTAGATTTATACTGACTGACTATCAAAAGAATGAACTTCTTAGATATATTGAAAAATCTGGATCAAAGCTTATTTCAACAGACATTAAAATACTTAATCCGGTTCCAAGTAATTATATTATCAATACCTCAATTATTGTATTTGATGATGTAGATACCGATATTATTAAACGGGATATTTTAAATGTTCTTGGAACTTTCTTTATTCAAAATACTCGTAGAAATCGTGTTCCAAAGAGTGATTTAATTAAAATTATTGAAGGAGTAAATGGAGTAGATTCAGTATCTGTAAATATTGTTTCACAAAAGAATGAGATTGCAAAAATTGCAAATCCAAACGCGACAGATATTGGATTGGATGAATTTAATGATATTGTGACACTTGATGTAGAACTTCCATTAATTCGAGGAGGATTCTCAGATCGTTTTGGAAATGCATACGCTACTGGACTTTCTGAAGAAGGTCTAGGCTCAGTAAATATTCAAATAAAATCAATAGTACCTCGACCAAAAACATCATATTAAAATGGTAAAAAACAGCATATTTAGACCGATTCTTGAAAGACGTGAAAAGAGACTTCACACTGGGTTTAATTACAAAGGCCAAATACTTAAGCGCTCACTATCATCGCAAATGTTCAATGTGAATGAAACACTAAATTCATATTTGTCAAGTATAGATAGCATCATCTATGAATGGGTCGAAGCAGTAAAACAGATTAAAATACACGTAAACCCTGCACTAGACAAGTATGAAAATAAAATAAAGTAATTTCATGTCAAATAAACAAGGTGGAATAGACAAAGAAAATAGGCGACACTTAAAAGACGAGATACAGGCACTATTGGGTTCAATTGGTACTGAAAATCAAAATGATTTAGTTATAGATTCTGAGATTTCTAATGAGACTCGTGCTGAGAGCCCATATGACTTTGAGGAAATGAGCAGCCAATTCACGAAAAAAGCTCGTGAAATAACAAATTCGTTATTCAAAAATTACGTAGATATTGGAATTTTTGAAGAAAGCGACTATGCAAAACACAAGAAAGAACTCGATACAATTAACATTTCAAACTTATTCTTTCAGCTGAAGACTATTAAAATCACCATCATTAAAGTGATGGAAGAAATAACTTCAGGTAATACACATCCCCGATTAATCGAGGTTATGGGACAATTACAAGATAAAATGGCTGCAGTCACTAAAATGCAGGCAAATTATATCATCTTCTTAGAAGAAACATATCAAAAATTAAACCGCGATAAGCCAGTAAATGATGATGCACAAACAGTCGGCTCTAGCCCAGAAGAAGGCCAGTTCTTTATTACTGTAGGAACTAAAAACGTTACAAAAAGCTTACCGATATCTTTCCAAGATCGTCAGAAAGGAAAAGTATCGGGTAATTTAATTAATCCGAATAATAAATCGGATCTCATGAAAGAACACAATATTGAGCTCGAACAAGAAGACACTGATGATTTCATTGATCTTACTGAAATAATTTAAGGACCATGAAGGATATAATGTCAAATAGGGGTGCATTCACATCCCGTAAGATTTCCAGAATGAGCGGCGATGATGACGATACAAATAGTTCGATATGGACTACGGTTCGCCTTCGTAAATTACTAGATGAAATTGATAATGGTCTCGACGTTAAAGGATTACATAATTCTCCATTCAGAGATAATGATATTAATCTTAAACGTGCAAATCTACCCTTTGAATATACTCCAGGCGAATGGCAAGAACTTTCCAAATGTAAAGAAGATATTATTTACTTCGCATATAATTACTGTTTTATTCAAACTCCAGATGGGGTCAAACTACTTAAAGACGCTGGCGGATTACGTGATTTCCAGGAACAGATCTTACTTTCTTTCCAAGGAAACAAATACAATATCTTAATGGCAAGTCGTCAGATTGGTAAATCTGTGACTTCTGCGATCTTTATCCTGTGGTTTACTCTATTCCATGCAGAAAAAACTGCACTACTTGTTGCAGATAATTTCACAACTACTCGAGAATTATTAGATAAGTTTAGAATTTCACTAGATAATCTTCCATTCTTTATGAAACCGGGTATTAAACATGTCAATACCGGTAATATAAAGTTTGATAATGATAGTCGAGTTGTTGGTAGAACAACCACTAAAAAATCAGGTATTGGTTTAACGGTTAATGTGTTGTATATTGATGAGTTTGCACATATTGACCAGGCAAAATTAGATGAATTCTATCGCACAATATTCCCAACTATTTCGGCCGACACTAATTCAAAGATTATAATTACTTCTACTCCAAACGGTAAAAATAAATTCCATGATATTTGGGTTGATGCGATTGAAAATAGAAGTAATTATGTCGCACTTAGAGTTGACTGGTGGCAAGTACCAGGTCGTGATGAAAAATGGAAAGAAGACACAATTGCCGATATTGGTTCACTCGATGACTTTAACCAGGAGTACGGTCTTCAGTTTTTCTCATCTGATCAGTTATTACTTGGTTCAAACGAACTTAAGAAATTAAACAATATTAGAGTAGATTATAAGAATTCTAATTTTGCGTTAGATGAGGATCGTATGTATATCAACGATTATCTAAAATTGCATCCACGATATGCAAAGCGCCAATTATCAGACTTTAAAAATGACTCAGCAAATTATCTATTCAGTATAGATACAGCAGATGGAGTCGGCGGTGACTATTCAGTTTTAAATATCTACAAAGTAGTTGCGATGCCAGTTTCTGAACTCTTAAAGAAGAAGGATGCTGTTCGAAACGAATTAGATGCAATTTCACTAGTTCAGATTGGAATATTTAGAACTAATGAACTTGATGTTACTCAATTTGCAGCAGCTGCTGAATTTATAATATATCGAATATTTAATCCTAACAAAGTTAGGATAGTCCTGGAGATGAATCACAAAGGTGAGATAGTTCACTCAAGATGTGTAGATAATTCTGAATACTGGACCGGCCAGTTTGTTCATACCAAACATACTGAAATGGCAGTTGTTCCAAAGATTGGATTGCGACTTGGACCAACTAATAAAATCAAATATTGTGAAAGATTTAAACATCTAGTTACAATTAATAAGATTATTCCAAATGAATATTTAACTTTCATGGAACTGATGTCCTTTGGTAAAACTAAAGGCGGGGCATATCGTGGTCAGAATGGAAATGATGATTTAGCTATGACCTGCATAAATATTGCACCATTTTTTGACTCAACCCAGTTCTGGGATATAGGAATTGAGACATTTGAAAATGCTTCAGCAGAATATCGTAAAGAGCTTGAAGAAAAAATATTTAACGTGTATCGTGAAAATAATAAAAAGAGTTTGTATAATTTTGATGAATTACGTCGATTAAACAGCACGCAGCATACATCTGGTGACGGGCCAAGAGTTCAGCCTAATGTGTTTGATATGGAATCCATGGAACACATGAAAAAAATAAAGGATAAATTTTTTAAAGATTAAATACAATATAGTATTATAGAATAACCTTAATAAGATAAACGATGGCATCCCTCAAATTTAATGGCGACATTACACTTGAAGAAATTTTTAATCTTCATCAAATTACTATTTATGATAACGTCGTAGACGCAATAAGTGCGAATTATAAAGACAAGTCAATTAATGAAATCAAAATAGTTAGCATTACACTTAATAATATTGAGTATAATATTAATTTAAGCCGCTCTAAATATATTAGCGGTCTTGAGAATGCGATAATTTTCTATGAAAAGTCAGAAACATATGAAAAATGTCAGTTGTGTTTAAATATAATTAACGAGTTAAAAAATAAAGCCGAGGTAATAAAATAAATATGGGATATGACGAAATTAACAACAAAATTAATTTAAGAATAAAAGAAATTTCTGAAAAACTATTAACTGATGCAATTACTGAAGTTGAGCGTAATGAACTTGCTTCTCTAATTTATCCAAAATTAAAGTTTTTTGTTTGGAAGTTTTGTAAAAATGAATTTGATACAGAAGAAGCATTACAATACAGTCTTAAACGCATCTTTAAAAATGTTGCACAGTTTAAATTTGAAAAGGGTAGATTTACTACATGGATCTACACAATTACTCGAAACGAGACCCTGTATTACCTATATCATAAGAAAAAGCATACTCATCTTGATGTTGATTGCCTCTATCAGAAAATAGACAAAGCCGATGATTTTGAAACAACTCACGCATATCATCTTGATGTTGAAGAGATATATGCAAAAACCTTAGCTGAAATCTACAATATTGATGATGAGATGATGAAAAACATCGCAATCGATAAGATGATAAAAAATAAAAAGGTTAAACAAATTGCAATGAATTATCAAATAAATGAAAATACTGTAAAGACCAAACTTCGTAAAATCAGAGTTGATATTAGAGAAGCAGTAATTAAAGATAATCCTGACCTTGAAGAAAAAATACGAACAATACTATGATTCTAGACAAAATCCACCCAGTAAAAATCTTTAAAAGTCTTCAAGGATGCCTTGAAGACTTAGCGCGATTTGCAAAGTATAAATTAATAATTGCTGAACTCCAAAGGGATGGCAAATTAGATGCAATTGGACTTTCCGTTGATGCTGATTCAAATCTATATATTGGTGTAAATCTTAATCCTGAGTTACTGCTTTATTCAGAAACATCCTCTGAATCCGTTGAGCTTAAAATGATTAGTGATCGAATGAAAAAATATACTGACTTCTTAACTAAGGAGGGAATACTTGATTCTGTTAGAGTTGAATATGATCGAATTAAAAATGAAGAGTATTATGGATATGTTCTACAAATTACATTCGACTTTAAAAAGTATAAAAGACCGGCATTAGTATATGCTATTTCATACTTTTCAACAATTACACTAATTTTAATTGGCCTAGCCCTCTGGCTATTTTAATACCTTCTAGTTAAATAAATAATAAAAAGAAACAAGATGAATAAAACTTTCACCTTTTTAGACAAGTGGGCACATCGAATAATGTTACCTCTTGTTATAATTATTTTTTTCAAAACCTGCACAACAAATAGTAGACTTGATAAAACCAGCACCGATTTAACAAATAAGATTGAGTTAATGGATTCAGCGATTATTTCTAAAATTATTATAGCTGCAGACATTCAAAAAATGTTAATAATTGAAGGATTGAAGGCTGAGAAGAGAATGATTCAGTCAACTGACCGCAAAATACTTGATGTTAATCGACAATCTGAGATTGATAAAGAGCTTCAAAAATTAGAGAAATAATGATAGAGTGGATCAAATCGAATAAACTTGGAGTTATTCGCGGAATGTTCTTAGTGCCGATCATCCTTGTGATGATTATCTCCATTTCCCATGTTATTAGCTGGTACGATCTTGCAAACCCAACAAGTTGGGCAATATATCTTTCTATTGCAATTGAAATAGCTGCAATGTCTGCAATTTCTGCAGCATCTGTTCGAATCAGAGGCTTCTCAGTCTGGTTCGTCTTCATTCTAGTAACATTTATACAATTTATAGGAAATATTTACTTCTGTTATTCAGATATTGATGTGACTACCAAGAATTTTAAAGACTGGTCAGATCTTACGGCACCGGTGTTTGACATGATTGGTGCAGATGTCTCAAATGCAATAGATCAACGTAGATGGTTAGCATTAATTGAAGGTGGATTACTTCCACTAATTTCACTTACTTGTCTGCATTTTTTTATTAAGTATGATGGAATAGATAATATTGAGCCAGCTAAACCAAAAGAAGTTGAAGAGCCTGTATCTGAAAAAATTGTTGCTCCAGAAAAAGTTGAAGAAGTAAAAGTTGAAGTAGAAAAATCGATTCAGCCTAACACTCCAACCCAACCTGTCGAGCCACCAGTTATACCAAGTACAGCTATTCAAGTTCCTCGTCAAACTCTGGCGCCCAAGCAACGTCAGAAGATGGGACTTAGCAATAAGATGAAAAAAATACTTGGAAAATTATGACACTTGATAAATTAAATGCAGTATGTGACGATTGTGGCGGTTATGAAAACCAGCCAATCTTGCAACTATTTGGCGATAAATGCTTTCGAGTAGTCGATGGTAAAGCTACATATGGTGAGTTCTGTGTCGGCGATTTTGCTTTTCCAGTAGACGGGCACACATGTATTGGTCTTAATGCTGAAATGAACGGCGGAGAAATTACAATCTTTGATAATCAAACTGGAGTACTTTCACCAAGTAGCGAATTAGAAAGCGGTAAATTATATGCTAGAGGAGTAATGATTCGTATTATTTACCCAACATATGATACAAATGGTGAAACTATTGAATTGGTAAATAAATCAGTCAAAATATCTCTTGAAAATACTGATACCTTAACTGCTACCGAATATCCACTACATGATCTTTTTACGATCTTTACTAATCCGAAGTCAAATAAGGCAGAAGACTTAATAAATAAGATAAAGATCATTAATACTAACTTGCTATATAATGTTAGAGTATCTGCTCTAGTAATATTTGGAAAGTCAATATAAAAAAATAAAAAGAACATGATGAATACTGGAGCAGAGTTAATTACCCTGGTAAATCAATTAAATTACGAACCTACTTTTATTAGTACAGATAAGCGTGCTCCAGCTGGAGCACCAACAACGATTGGTTATCAACAAATTGGAGAACTTCAACAATATGGATTTGCAAAAGGTCCAGTATTTAAAGTAGAATTTGTTGATTTTGGAGGAGTTGTTACTCCTACTCATGTTAAAATTTGGGGAATTGATAATAAAGATTCAGATGCACCAATTTATCCAATTTCATATCTTCTTAACTTTCCAACAATTGCTGTATATCTAAAGAAATTTGATTTCTGTGATTCAACCGGAGCATCAGTTGCTCCAGACGCAGCAGACTATACAATTGTTGGTTACAAAAAGAGAGGAATTCCAATTGCTTGGTAATGGATAGACTTAATGAAAATAATATATCGCCACTTGTTTCTCGAGGAGATTTTACTCGAGGTATTCCATTTTATGGAACCAATGGAGATTTTAACTTCACAGTAAGTCGTAGTAAATTTACGCCAGGTATTTCAATATCCCAAAAAGCATTTGTTGACCTCTCAATTAAGGGAGACAAAGGATATACTGATTTTGATATTGCGGTTAGTAAATTAAAGCTATTTTATAAACCTGGAGACCGAATCCGAGGTGTTGTCGTAAACTCTATGCTTGACCATGAAACTGGAGTATTAGTTGTCGGAAAATTACACAAAATCGTTCCTGACTATACAAACAATTCAATACAAGTCTACATAAAAAATCCAAAAACTTTAGAAATACAGGAAGTTTATCCTGAAACAATTGAGCGGGTATATGAATCTACCTCTGCTCATGTAATGTCATTTTCACAATTCATCAATTCATAATTTTATCATACTTTTAATTAGCAAAAGCAACTGATTTTAGAACCAGTTGCTTTTTTGCATATATAAGATAAAAAAATATCACATAATGAATAAAGTCAATCCAGAAGAAGCGGAGCGCTTCCTGAATGAACAAGATGTTAAGTATGGAGTAAACAATGTCGCACCGACTGAAGTTAAACAGGAGGAACCTGTAAAGGTGACAAGTTTAGGTAAAGCATCGAGTCATCAAAACATGATTGAAATGTCGGCTGCCGAAGAGTCTCCATGGAAAATATTAAATCTTGAAAATCTACCATCTCAAGGATTATTTTATCCAGAAAAGGCAGAGTTACTAATTAGGTCT